TAGAACATATTTTTCCTCTGTATAATCGTGTGATCCATTATAGGTGAGATATGTTCTCATAGAACTAAAAGGTAATGGTATAGAATTGAAACCAGTATGATTAATATAGTATGAGAAATTAAACCCTACTTTACTATCCAAATAACCTTGTTCGTTATTTTCTGCTAAAATTTCAATTGTATCTTGGATTGTTCCTTGGGTGTTAATACAAGAAGTATCAACACTTATAATATCACCTTTGTTAATAACAATCCCATATGAAGATACATTATTAATCCATCTGTTCTTAAATTGATCTTCCTCTTCTGATATTTGATGATAGGTCTCACGACCTCGTAATCTATTACATTCTAACATAACATATTCAGTCATTTTAATATATGATATATATTAAAATTTAAGATTTAAGCACTTACGACAACTTCACCTTGTTTCAAGAGCATGAGGCGCTCAACAGAGGCATATGTTCGCATTTCTCTTGCGGAGTAATCTTCTGGTGTGCGTTTGTATGTCTTTAAAATACGGATAGGTTGTACTCCGATCTTCATACCATTACCCAGTTCGTTAAATCCACCAAGACTGAGATCAATACCTTCATAGTGGGATGAACCACGCATATCAGTATCACCTCCGGCATTGGTATTAGTATCGGTTGGGCATGTATGACCTTCAACATCGCCAATATAAGCAGAATTTTGGGTGAGAGAAGTATCATCAGTATCAGCATCAAACGAATACATTTGAGATGGAACCATAAGAGGTCTTCCCATAACACCAGCAAGTTCATCGTATTTTCTGGGTGCTTCTACGATATCGCGATCATAGATGCGTTGGTCGTTAATACGGAAATTAAGAGATGATGGTTGGATAGTATCACGAGAAAAATATTTACCAAGGAATTTATGAACCAAGGCAGAGGGTTTATCTTGGATAAGAAGAGAACGGACTGTTCTTCCCGCAACGGCAATTTCACGCTCCACTTTTTGTTCTACAATGCCGGTCGGCGCAGAAATGGCAGGAACAGCACTATCTGTCAGAATTTGATCCTCATAGAGAATAGAAAGCCCATCGCTACTCATCGATTGAGCCATTACTTTATCCATTGCTTCGTCTGTATAATACAAACTATCGAAAATGAACTTAATATTAGATTTAGAAGGAGAAACAGCAGCAGATGCGCTTGAACCATCTTTACGACAGCAAATAGTACCAATATCACCAGCACTGGATTGGCGTGAGAATGTAATTTCCAAATACACATGCTCTTTAATAGCAAACAGTGGGAGTTGGCGAGATTTCATCATTGGAATAAGGGTTGATAGGGGAACACTAAAAAGTGGAGTAGTATCATCGTCGGTAGTTGGTTTAATAATATCGGGAACACTTTGCTCATCTTGTGCGGCGTTAGTAATCAGATCTCTGTATGCTACTCTTCCCTTAGAAAGAGAAGAAGAAGCGAAGCGATCGCCACAAGTTCCTGATTTTACCATATCCACAAAGGCCCTGTGTTCTGGACTATCAAATTGTCTTACGGCAGTTGTATAATGTGGGTAGGCAGAATTTGAAGCAATAACTTTATTACCGATTTTAAGGACACAACTTTCAACAAGAGCATGAACCCCAGTTGATAAGGGGAAGAAGAAATCACCTGAGGCACTAACTTTAACGCCGAGTTGAACAAACGAACCAGCATCAAGAATGCCATTTTTAGGGATTTGAAAAACAGCAACACTATCCGTTATTGTGATGGGATCTAATACTTCTGTTAAGATCTTCATATTCTCAACACTTGGCATTGGAGCAACTTTCAGTATATCAGGGAGCGACATTTTTAATATAAGTATATATTAGAAAAAAATTTTTTCATTTATTTATGAACTTACCATAATTCCTTGCGGTGTATAACTTAATACATTCTTAGCCAAATAGTAAGTAAATACTGCCATTGGCGAGTTGCCATCTGCGGTAGATTGAAGACGAAGAGCATAACTTTGACCTTTGAAGTCGATCCCCTGTCCACTTACTCTATCCAAAGCAAGACCAACAGAGAAGTTGCGTTTGCTATCCACGGCAGTAAGCACTTGGGGTTCTGGTCTTGGTAATGGGTACGCGGCGTTACCATCACTAGCGTTTGGTGTAGTATCACTACTGATAACGCCGTCCTTTGTACCGTATGGGAACAATTGAGGTTGATTTAACATCTTTGTAAGACTGGAATATGCTTGTAATGAGTTAATAGCATTAACCTGAACGCCAGTTTCTGGGATGCCATCAGTTGATTGATCTTGACAATCTAAGTCGTAATCAAGTTTAAGTTTAAGACCACCTCGTGAGAATGACACTTTCTTCAATACAACATCGGCATCATAGACAGATGTAGATCCAATATTTTTAAGCATATCCGTAGCGAAACCATCTTGCGAGAAAGCATTAGTGTGTGTAGTAGGTAAAAAGTTGTGGAATACCGACAATACTTGACTGGACGCCAAATTGAAGGTTTGTGTACTATCGCTTGAATTAAGGACAGAGTAAAGATTTTGGAATGTGTTAAACACAAATTGTCCGGAAGATGGGACTGCTAATTTTTGTTGTTCGGCAGGACTAGGTATTAACATATCACCACTAATAGAAAGATCACTTACTTCATAATAAGCACCACTATTTCCAGCAACATTATCACTAAACAACACATTACTATCAGGAGACAATTCAAGGTTGATTGCTAATCCTCTAAGACCATTTACTCCAAGCGGGATTGCTGATCCAGATTGGAACATACCACTGAACAAACGAAGCGAGAATGCCATCTTGTTATTTAACTGAGCATCGATACAATCTTGGACGGCAGTAGATTTGGATACAACTCCGCTGTGAGACATAAAATCTTCCTCTGATTGAACCGAAGGCAGAACAGTGGCAATCATACGACCATACTGACGGATACTCTCCAAAGTTTGGTTGCTTTCGTTAGAAGCAATATTTACATTTTGGAAGATCGAATTAACACCAACACGACTATTCATTTTCACATCCGTTGCTGACCCTCCTTTTAATCCAAGATTATCTAATGCTGCTCCCGCAGAAGTCTTTACTTGTATTTTACCATTGATACGAACAGATCCTGCTCTCAAAAGTTTAGGCACAGATCCTATGTTAAATGTGATAATTGGATTACCTTTACTGAAACTATAAACACCATCGGCTGGTTGATTGCTCGGGAGAACTTCAAACTTTTCAACTTGCTGAATATCCATTTTTTAATATAGGGATATATTAGAAAAAAATAAAATTTTAGAATTAACTTTCAATCATTACCGCACCTTTACTAATAACAATTCTTGCCAATTTGAATACATAGTTGTTAAATATCTTCAAACTTGCTCCACTATCGTAATCAACACGAAGAGAAATAGTCTCATCACCAAGATCGGTAATTTGTCCGTAGCGATTGAATGCTCTGGCAATAGAGAAATGTCCGTCAATATTTTGGAGTGAAAATACAGGACGAGAAATGTTAATCAATGCTTTCTGTAATTCAGTAGCATGAAGAGGTTCAACTCTTGCTGGTGATTGAGAATAACGCAAAAGCGAAGCTTTACGAGTTGGTACAAGGTGATTACCAAATTGGAACTGATAATCCCTTGCTCCATCAGGAACGCCTGAAAGCGATTGTGCCAAGAAATCTCTGTATTCACTTGAAACCAATGGTTGGACTACCAAAGATTTTGCGCGATGAGCGATAGTTGGAACTTGGATCTGAGTAATACCAACAGCATTCGTTTGATTGAAACGATGAAGTTCAGTTGTAAGAATATCCATACTAACTCCGCCTTCTGTCATTGCTTTCTTCATCATTCCTGAAACATAAGCATCAGGAGGTTGTACTGTTTCACAAAGCATTTCAATATCAGAAAGTGTGTATGTAGGAGCATCCAGAACAAGAGTACCAGTATTTCCCAGATCGCTTTCTCCAATCACTGTTTGTTTAGCAACACGATCTTCTCTCTTGGCGAATACATTAGATCCTGTCACTGGATGAGCATGTGTCAATCCTACTGTTGTATCTCTTTGAGGAACAACTAAAACACCAAGTTTATTAGTAGAATGAAGAAAGAAACCAATGATTAATCCAAGTTCTTCTTCTTTCGTAAAATCATCCTCAATTATATACAATCTGTCGTTAATCACGAAAGGATTACCTTCTTGGGTGACTGGATCAACTACCCTGTCTAATTCAACAGGGAAATATTGTGCGTTTAATCCAGCAACACCTGTTCTGGCCTGAGCGTTTGCTAAGAGACCAGTACTCAATAAAATATCTCCTCCAACACTCCAAATGCGGTTAAGAGAACTTGAACCACAGCCATCCCAAGAAATAAGACGCATTGCGCGACTTGCTTCTTCCGTATCAATTTGAAGGCGAAGACCATCCATCATTCCAACTGGCATAATCTGACCTCCTTTGAACAACCCACTTTCTAATTGAATGTAAGTCTCTACCTTGTTTGTAGAACGAACAGTCTTTATTGGTGCTGCCGAAGTAGAACCAGTCAAATCAGCACTTTCACCATAGTAAAGAGATTTCTTGCTTGTTGGAATTGCTTGGACGCCTTCAAACAAACCACGCTTATGATCGATAGAACTTTGTTCGGTAAAGGGTTTCAAAGCACCGCACATAGCGTTGTAGTCTTCAAGCGTTTCAAGTGTTGCGGTATTACTTCCATCACGAATGACAACATTACGGAATAGAGAATGAACACCACCGGCTTTCGGTTCGGGAACGATTGTTCCACGACCGCCAGAAACTTGGCATACCATACGAAGATAAGTGGAACGAGGATCTATGAACCCAAGATACGAGGGAAGAAGCATCCGGATTTGATCTCCTGCCAAGACGTCTGAAACGACGTCTGGTTTGATGGATTGAGATTTAGAAGCGATATATTGACCTTGGGGAGTAGCACGAAACATTTTAATATAGGATTATTTATACAAAATTTTTTTATTTTTTCATAGTGTCTAAAAATTCATTACAGCACCTGATCTATCAACCGAAGTATCGATAGAAGGAACGGCATCTGTAAATTTCTGGGTAAGTAATTGAGGTGCTTGAAATTCTGAAACCGAAGGAGGAGCAGGAGGCGTAGGTGCTTTTTGTTTATGAAACAAGTGATATAATCCTTCTCCTACGGCAACAAGACCACCTACTATGGCAGCTCCTTCTCCAATTACCGGTAAGACATCCAGAGCGCTTCCTTCTGCTACGGCATCTAAAATAGCAGATCCTGCTTCTTTTTCTCCCGTTTCCGCAACGTTTTCTCCCGCTTCTGCCATACTACTTCCATCAGCAACATCATTACCTTCAAATAAAGGGTTCTTAACAGATTGTAGTGTTCTACCTTCTGCTTGTTCCAAAGCAGGAG